CTATTTTAAGAACATTTGCGGGAATTGACTACGAAAGTGTAGAACCAAGTATAAAAGAGTAAGGTATGTATACTGAAATTCTGCATGCTTCTGGCAGGACAATAATGAGGAGAGCGTATAAGAATATAATGGTAACCAACAAGGTGTATCATCACAAAGCGGTGATACACCTTTATTTTAATTGAAATAAAATGAAAATAGGGTGATAGTATGAACCTTAACCAGATACAAAGAAAACTGCAAGGGGGATTTTATGAACGTAAAAGAAATTAACATAAAAGACATAAGGCCATATGAGAAAAACCCTCGCAAAAACAACAGTGCTGTAGCATATGTAGCAGAAAGCATAAAACAGTTTGGGTTTAAAGTTCCGATAATTATTGATAAAAACAATGTCATTGTTGCGGGGCATACCAGATATAAAGCTGCCAAAAAACTTGGTATAAATACTGTCCCGGTCATTATCGCAGATGACCTTACGGATGAGCAGATAAAAGCATTTCGGCTGGCAGACAACAAGGTCGCGGAACAAGCAGAATGGGACATAGATTTGCTCAATGAAGAACTGGAAGAAATATTCGATATTGACATGACTGACTTCGGCTTTGAGGTACTGGAAGAAGAGAAAGAAGTTGAAGAGGACGGCTACGAGCCTGTAAAACCAAAAGAACCAGTAACACAAAAGGGCGATATTTGGAAAATGGGAGGGCATGTTCTGTTGTGCGGTGATAGCACGTGCACAACAGATGTCGAAAAACTGATGCAAGGTGAAAAAGCAGATATGTGCTTCACGGATCCTCCTTATGGATATGAGTATCAGAGCAATGCGAGAAATAAAAGTAAAAAATTTGATGTTATCGAAAATGATGATAAGATATTAGACTTTTTCCCAAATATACAGTTAGTATGTAATGGCTTTGTATTCGTATGCACAACGTGGAAAGTTCTTGATAAATGGCTGCCGCTTTTTAAAAAATATCATGAGCTAACCAACATGATTATCTGGAATAAGGGCGGCGGTGGAATTGGAGATTTAAAACACACTTTTAGCACAGACTATGAAGTTATACTTTGCGCAAGCAATGGTAAGGAATTAACAGGAAAAAGAATAGGGTCAGTATGGACCATCAAAAAAGATTCATCGTCCAGTTATGTGCATCCAACGCAAAAACCAGTTAAGTTGTCCGAGTTTGCGATACGAAACACAACAGAGCGCGGCGACATCGTGCTTGATTTGTTCGGCGGCTCCGGATCAACGCTGATTGCATGCGAACAGATGGAAAGAAAATGCAGAATAATGGAGTATGATCCTGCTTACTGTGATGTCATAGTGGATAGGTGGGAAAAGTTTACGGGTAACAAAGCAGAATTGGTCCGTTGAAGAAAAAGAAAGGTGAGAAGCTGATTGCATGGCAAACGAGAAAAACTTAATCGCAGGAGCACATAAGCTAACTGTCGATGAACAGTCCAAGGGCGGAAAAAAATCCGGACAGGCACGCCGAAAAAAAAAGACGCTTTCAGAGCTTGCCAGAATGATTGCAGATAACCCGGCTCCTGATAATGTAAAAAGAAAACTGGTACAGCTTGGAATTGATGAGGAGAACGCTGACAACAACGCAGCTGTTGCAGCTTCTGTATATAGGAGCGCATTAAAAGGGAACATGTTAGCTGTTGAAAAGTGGGAGCAACTTACTGCAGTATCAGAAGCCGCCAGAGCGGCGGGTGAGTACCACCTTGACCTTGATATCATAGCCGATGTGTTTCACCCGATGGTGCGTGACATCCGGCGCGGCCTGCACACAGAATATGTTTTGCCCGGCGGACGCGGTAGCACGAAGTCTTCCGTGATTTCGTGCATTATCACAGAGATACTGAAAAACAACTCAGATATGCACGCCCTGGTGCTGCGTAAGGTCGGCAACACTATCAAGGATTCCGTTTATGCACAGATTAAGTGGGCCATATCGAAGATGGGACTGGAGGACGAATTTAAGTTCAAGACTTCTCCGTTTGAGATAACATACAAGCCGACCGGGCAGAAGATATACTTCCGCGGCGCTGACGATCCGCTTAAGATTAAGTCCATAAAGCCGGAGTTTGGTTATATCGGTATCTCGTGGTTTGAGGAGCTGGACCAGTTCGCCGGTCCGGAAGAGGTCAGAAACATACAGCAGTCGGCTATCCGTGGCGGTGACAAGGCGTATAGGTTTAAGTCTTTCAACCCGCCAAGAAGCAAAAACAACTGGGCGAATGAGTACACCACGGAAGCAGAGTTCAAGGATTCTGCTGCAAAGGTGGTCCGAAGCACATATAAGGATGTCCCAGCAGAATGGCTGGGTGAACAGTTCATCAATGATGCCGAGCATCTGAAAGAGGTAAATCCTGCTGCCTACGAAAACGAGTACATGGGCGAAGCCAACGGAAACGGCGGCAATGTCTTTGAATTTATCGAAGAACGGACGATCACTGATGAAGAAATCAGCCAGATGGACCGCATCTATCAGGGCGTTGACTGGGGATGGTATCCAGATCCGTATGCGTTTGTGCGCATATATTACGATTCAGCGCGTGAAACTATATTCTTTATTGACGAAATTCGCGAGAATAAAAAGAAAAACAGTTGGACATCTGCGGAGATAAAGCGGCGCGGATATGATGACTACGTTATAACTTGCGACAGCGCAGAGCCTAAATCTGTGACAGATTACAGAGACGATGGTTTGCCAGCAAGAGCGGCAAAGAAAGGCCCGGGGAGCGTTGAATACTCCATGAAGTGGCTACAGGGTAAGAAGCTGGTTATGGACCCGAACCGAACACCGGAAGCCTGCAAAGAATTTAAGAAATACGAGTACGACCGGGATAAGGACGGCAACATCATAAGCGGATATCCAGACCGGGACAACCATTTAATTGACGCGACCCGTTACGCTACGGAATCGCTGTGGGAGAGAAGGGGGAACAGTGCATAATGTGTATTTGTTGCGAAGAAATAAAAATGTGGAAAAACAAGTTTGGAAGCAATTTTAATTACGGATGTCAATTATATGCTACCCCAAAAGATTCTAAGGTGAGCGTTACATCATGGCCGTTCAACCTTAAATATTGCCCCGTTTGCGGGCAGCAGGTAGCGGAAGAAAGCTATGGTTGTTGGAAGCACAGTTATACCTGTTGAGAATATAGTGGACGTAGATGCAAGATACGGCGAGGTTGAGGTGGAATACAGGGATGATATCGAAAAAGGCGTTGTGCGGACCGTAAAGCTGAGTGCTCAATACGGAAGCACTGGTGTTATCGTGGATGACATGAACGATAAACTTGGCGGTTGACGGGACAAAAAAGAAGCAATATGATGGTTACACAACAGCAGAAACGAAAAGGAGGAGCGGAATGAAAAGAACCAAAGGCATGATGGAGAGAGTTGAAATTGTAGAAATTCTCGGGACTCGCATTCCAATTGATAGGGTAAGGAACATCGTAACAGAAGAGGGATATGTTACGGTAGAATACAACGATCTGGACAAGTTTCCGTGCAATGATATAGAGACTGTGGTAACGGTAAAATCTCCAGAAAGGTATGTGAATTTTATAACAGGTGATAGGTGAGCGAATTGGGAATCTTATCAACGATAAAAAGGTGGTTTAGCATGATATTTAAACGGCAGGCAGAGAATGACTTTAATGTGGAATCCATCGTATCTCCAGACATGGAAAAGGCCATAGACCAATGTGCAAAGATATACCACGGTCAGCCGGAGTGGTTGGACGATGATGAGGGTATTAAGACTATCAACTTTGCAAAGGCTCTTTGCTCCGAAACTGCCCGCCTGGCAACACTGGGTATCGGAATACATCTGGAGGGCAGCACCCGGGCAACGTGGTTGCAGCAGCAGATAGACCTTGTCTATTCAAAACTCCGCGACTGGGTAGAGTATGGATGCGCATACGGAACCGTGTTTTTAAAGCCAAACGGCACAAGCCTGGATGTATTCACCCCGGCGGACGTGCTGCTTGTTGACTATGACAACTTGGATGTGCGCGGCATCATCTTCAAGGACAGCTACCAGTCCGGGAAGAAATGGTACACCCGTCTGGAGTATCACAGGTTTATGGAGACGGTACAGGATGGCGTGACGCTCTACCCCTACTATGTGAGTAACCGGGCATACGTTTCTAAATCTGCTGAGAGCCTTGGTGATCCGGTGCCGCTGACGAAGACGAAATGGGCTGATATGTTGGAGGACACGCCGCCGATTCTTAAAGCATCCGGGGAGCCGCTGGACAAGCCGATGTTTGGTGTCTTTCGCACACCGCAGGCCAATAACGTAGATATATCGTCCTCACTTGGGCTGCCGATATTCCGCGAAGCCGTAGAGGAACTGAAAGACCTCGACATAGCATATAGCCGGAATGCGGGAGAGATATTTGACAGCCAGAAGATCATACTGGCAGATGACAGACTGATGTGTGAGAGCGGGCAGAAGATAAAACACAGTGGCCCGGCGGACGCGGTTGGTCTTCCACATTACGTTAAAAATGTATTCGGCAACGATACAAAGGAGTTTTACAAGGAGATTAACCCGCAGCTTAATACCGATGTCAGAATCAAGGGCATCAATAACCTGTTAAGCCAGATTGGATACAAGGCCGGATTCGCGAACGGGTACTTTGTCTTTAACGAGTCCTCTGGCATCCAGACGGCTACAGGCGTGGAAGCTGACCAACAGCGCACTGTCCAGTTTATCAAGGATGTGCGCGATCAGCTGGAAGCGTGCCTTAATGCCACCATATACGCACTTAACGTATACGCAGACCTTTACAACCTGTCACCTGTAGGGCCTTATGATGTTACATATGACTTTGGTGACATCCTGTATGACCGGGAAGCGGATCGTAGCCGCTGGTGGCAGTATGTTACGCAAGGCAAGGTTCCGGCGTGGTACTACTTCGTGAAGTTCGAGGGCATGACGAAAGAGGATGCGAAAGCAATGGTTGAGGAAGCACAGCCGGAAGAAAAAGGGCTGTTTGATGAAGAATAGGAGGTATGGAGATGATAAGTAACTGTGGGCATGATGAGCGCGGCAAGTATTCCGGCGGCAAGGCAGGAGATCAGAAAGGTGACGAGTGGGCCGTTATCCCGTGGTATAGCCGCCCGTGGGGCGTTATGCTACGCCACCCAAACGCAGCGGTAGGAAAAAAGATTGCTGAACTTGCGGAAAGAGCGGCGAAGAATGACCATATTGGCTACGATCAGGGAGACCGTTACACATTCTGGCAGCAGCTGAAAGCATCCGGCTACGATCCGGCGAAGATTGCGGTTGACTGCGAAGCAGACTGTAGCTCCGGCGTTGCGGCACTGGTAAAGGCTGTGGGATATCTGATGCAGGACAAAAAGCTCCAGGGCGTGAGCATCTACTGTTATACTGGCAACCTCCGGGCAGCACTTGTGAAAGCCGGATTCGATGCGTACACCGAAAAAGAATATCTTAGCGGAGACTCGTATCTTCGCCCTGGTGATATCCTACTGTTGGAAGGGCACCATGTAGCGGTTAATCTGACCGAAGGAAAGAATGCAACCATAGGAACGCTTTTAACGGGATGGAGAAAAACATCTGATGGTAAATATATGTATTTCTCCGGCGGAAAAGCCTTAAAAAACCGCTGGGAACTTATCAACCATCACTGGTACCTGTTTGGCGCAGACGGCTATATGCTGACCGGCTGGCACAGGTGGGACGGGTATGCAGTAGACCCAGCAGACAACACTGGGGACTGGTATTATCTTGATGAGACCGCCGGTGGTGTGCTGGAGGGCGCTTGTTGGCACAGTCGGGACAATGGCAGCATGGAAATCTGGTATGTTGAGTGGGTGATATCATGTTGACACCGGAGTATCTCAAACGTGTTGCAGAGGGCAGCGAGGATATATCATCTTCGCTGCATAGCTATATCCTAAACCGAATCATCGAATCTATCATGATCCGCTTGGGGCGCGGGGAGAAGTACATACTCACATCATCCGACCGCTGGCGCATCCAGATACTACAGGATGCCGGGTATCTTTTGCAGGATATCACGCAGGAGATAGCCCGCTGCACAAAGTTACAGCGCGAAGAGGTAGCCGCCGCAATGGAAGAAGCCGGAGTAAAGGCTATGGCTTACGATAAGGCTGTATACGAAGCTGCCGGAATCACCACGGAAGCCCTAGAACATTCTCCGGTGCTGGTCAGGATACTGCAAAGGGACTACGAGGCTACTATGGGCGAGTGGTCAAATATGACAAGAACGACCGCAGAAGCCGCACAGAGCCTTTTTATAAGTGAGTGCGACAATGCGTACCATAAGGTCATAAGTGGGGCTGTATCGTACGCACAGGCCGTCAGAGAAGCTGTTGATACGGTTGCGCAGAATGGTGTTATAGTCCGGTATCCAACGGGGCATAGAGACACCATTGAGACGGCAACAGCGCGAGCGGTGCGCACCGGGATATCTCAGGCTTCCGGTGACATATCCATGCAGCGGATGAAAGAGCAGGAGTGGGACATCATTCTTGTTTCGGCACATATCGGAGCCAGAACGGGAGACGGCGGGGCGAATCCGGGAAACCACCTGTGGTGGCAGGGGCAGTTTTACAGCCGAACCGGGCAAGACAAGCGCTTCCCTCCGTTTTCTCTGACCGGATATGGCACGGGCGAGGGCCTGGGCGGTTGGAATTGCCGCCACAGCTTCGGCCCAGGTGACGGGGTGAATAATCCGTATAAGGATATCCAAACTGCGGACAACGAGCGCATGGAGAAGTTGGAACAGCGGCAACGAGCCTTAGAGCGCAGAATCCGCAAAACAAAGCAAGCGGTTATGGGCCTACAGACGGCGGTAGAAAACTGCAAGGACGATGCACTGCGCTTAGAACTGCAAGCCGAGTTTGACAGGAAGTCTTATCTACTCCAGAAGCAGAACAAGGCATACAACGAGTATTGCAAAACTAATGAGCTGCGTCCGTTAGCCGACCGCCTTAAGATAGCAAGGTGGGGCAGAGAACAGGCGGCAAAGGCGCGAGGAGCCGCACGGCGGTATGAAAATCTGAAAGGATGACTGGTATGATTGATTATGACGTTGCGTGGGAATATTACAACCCGAATCCGGCTGGGAAGCGGGTAGGAGACTGCGTGATAAGGGCCATCTGCAAGGCAACAGGAAAGGACTGGACAACGGTCTTTTCTGGGATAATGGTAAGGGCCTGCGCCCTGTGTGATATGCCATCCGCGAACTATGTCTGGGGCGCGTATCTAAAAAGCCTGGGGTATCGGCGGCACCTGATAGACGATCACGGCCAGAATATCTATACCGTAGTGGATTTCTGCATGGAGCATCCGCGCGGTACTTACATACTGTGCATAGACGGTCATGCAGTATGTGTGCAGGACGGCCATATATTTGACACCTGGGACAGCGGCGGCGAAATCCCAGTATACTACTGGAAGAAAAGCAATGAGTAGATGGGTAGATAAATTGCCGAACGGAGAACTCCGCGAAGAAATAGCAGATATTAATGGATGCAGACATATGTATAACCAAATATGCTGTAACCCAAACAGCGAGTTTTGCACTTGGGATACAGGTGAGGATGATTGCCGAAGTTGCATATTTTTTGAACCAGAGGAGAAAACAGATGATTGACTTAGAGTTTGTGCGTACTATCGTATCAATTTGCAGCGGTATTGGCACCATCGGAGCCGCCGCGGGGGTGCTTTACACGGTCTATTCCCATGCTAAGAAACCGCAGCAGGATATAGAGAAGCGCGTGGGCGCTATTGAGACGGATATCAAGGACATCAAGGAGAAGCTGGACAACGATTATTCCAACATCAAGCAGAACCGGGAAGATACCCAACTGCTTATGAGGAGCATGTTTAACCTGATCGAAAACAAGATAACCGGAAACAATGTGGAGGGTTTAAAAAAAACCCGGGACGATTTGCTGGAAGCCTTAACGAAGAATTAAGAGGTCTGATATTGAAAGTGTATGATTTTACAGTACCGGAATTAAATAGGTTCCGGGCGCTTGCGAATTTTACACCCGATGAAAGAACTTTATTTGAGTACCGGGCCGCTGGCGTTCCGATGGAGATATGCGCTGAAAACATGAATGTCAGCCTTGCCACCGCGAAGCGGATCAGCCGCCGGGTAAACTCAAAGATCATTCGCATATGTGGAACTTTATAGATACTTTATTGAGCCTTTGACGAACTGTCAGGGGCTTATTTTTTATGCCAAAATATAAGCATGGAGCAGATGTTTTCCGATGACTATGAGGTAGAGATACCTATAAAAACCGATTGCCACGATATTTTGATCTTTTTGGAAGAATTGGAGGAAATCGAACATGGCAGCATATCCGAACATGTATCAGCCATACCAGCCGTATCAAGACCGTATGGCGCAGATAAACCAATACCAGCCCGTCCCGCAGCCGATGGCAGCGCCGACAAATAACCAGGGAATACTCTGGGTCCAGGGCGAGACCGGGGCGAAGTCTTACCTTGTTGCGCCTGGATCATGCGTATTGCTGATGGACAGCGAAGCGGAGCGGTTTTACATCAAGTCAACGGATGTATCCGGCATGCCGCAACCTTTACGCGTGTTTGAGTACCACGAAATAAACGGCAGAATGCCGCAGAAGCAGCCGGAAGCTGCCATGAATGATATGTATGTTACCCGTAAAGAGTACCAGGACCTTTTCGACAAATACAATGAGATTCTGGACAAGATAAATTCGTTTCCAGCAAGCGGCGGCTCTACTGCCAAACCGGAGAGCCGGAGATCAAAGGGAGGTGCGGCAGCAGATGAGTAACCCATTATTCCAAATGTTCGGCGGTGGCATGCCGATGGGCGGAAATGGCCCCTTGCAGATGATGCAGCAGTTTGCGCAGTTTAAGCAAAACTTTAAGGGAGATCCCAAAGCCGAGGTACAAAAGATGTTGCAGTCTGGCAGAATATCACAGGCGCAGCTTGATCAGGCTCAGCAGATGGCACAGCAGTTTCAACGGATGCTGGGCGGCATGAAATAAAAAAGAGGAAGACTAATCTTCCTCATATTTCCAAATATATCCACGTAAACTTTTTGTTCTCCCTTTTGCATTATTTATAATTGATGATGGCGAACAATTCAAATTCCTTGCTGCATCTGATATTGACAGCCATTTTTTAACAAGCTGACTTGATTTTGTGTACTGATAAATTGGTCTACTAAGCGGATTCAATCGCCCTTTTCGACCAATCATATTAGAATCAGCCCTTAAACCTGTTCTTATGGCGTGTCTTGTGTTTTCGCTATAAGAAACCCACTCCAAATTGGAAACGCAATTATTGGCTTTGTTGCCGTCAATATGATTTACACATGGTTTATTGTCATGGTTTTCGATAAAGGCGTGTGCCACAAGAAAATGTATGTTTAAGTTTTTATGTGTTTTATTGCGACACAATGTAACCATTCTATAGCCTGTATGATGCTTTTTTATAGACAAATTCTTAGGCTTTCCGGTGTGGTTATAATTCAGACTTTTTACGTTACCTAAGTTGCTAACTTGATATAATCCGTCATAGCCGGATATATCTTTCCATATTTCTTTCATAAAATAACACCTGTCCTTTCAGTGCGTGTCCTATAAACAATGTACGGAAATCTCTAGGACATGAGACTTTCGGGAGCTACCCTATCCGTACATATATATTATAGCATTTTTTGTAAAATAAGTACATTATGATTTGGCCAAATCAATGTAAATACATCAAAGGAGATTAAATGATTATGGATGGAAACTTAACAGCTTCTGACGTTGCTCTTTTAACCGGAAACGGAAGAAACAACGATGGAATGTTTGGTGGAGACGGCGCCTGGTGGCTCATTGTGTTGTTCTTGTTCGTCTTCTGCGGATGGGGCAACGGCAATGGCTGGGGAAACGGCGGTGGAGGAGCCGGAAGCGCATACACCGATTCTGCAATCCAGCGTGGCTTTGACAACCAGGCAGTTATCAGCAAACTGGACGGCCTGTCCAGCGGCCTGTGTGATGGCTTCTATGCCATGAATAACGGTATGCTTACCGGATTCAACGGCATCAATACAAACGTCATGCAGACTGGCTTCGGCATCCAGCAGGCTATTAATGCCGATACTGTAGCCAACATGCAGAACACCAACGCACTCCAGGCGCAGCTTGCTCAGTGTTGCTGTGAGACCCGGGAAGCAATCCAGGGTGTAAACTACAACATGGCGCAGAACACCTGTGCACTCCAGAACACCATGAACAGCAACACCAGAGACATTATTGACAGCCAGAACGCAGGAACAAGGGCAATCCTTGATTACCTGTGCAACGAGAAGATTTCCAACTTACAGGCTGAAAACAATGATCTCAGACGCGCTGCATCTCAGGATCGCCAGAGTGCATTGCTTACTACCGCTATGGCAGCACAGACCCAGCAGCTCATTAATGCGATCAATCCGGCGCCGATTCCGGCTTACCAGGTGCCGAACCCGAACGTATACTATGGCTGTAACACTGGATGCAACTGCTGACAACCTCATATCTGTATCTTCTGATGTTTTGTTGACCTCAACAAGACATTGGATGTTCGGCCCAGAGCCGGTATTACGCAAATCGGCAGGCTCAGTCCTGCCTTTTTGCGATATGAAAAAGGAGAAAACAATATGGCTGAATATGTAGCTGTTGCCGCTCAGGATGTGGCAGCGAATGGAAATGTAGTATATACCAACACAGCGGTAAAAGGGACCGCATGTGTTCAGCACCGGGAGGGAAGCGGAATAGTTACTCTCAGAGGAATGACGAACCAGTGTAAGGCCCGCTATTTTGTGGCCTTTTCTGCAAATATTGCCGTTCCGACCGGAGGGACAGCAGAAGCAATTTCCCTTGCAATCGCGATCGGCGGCGAACCGGTCTTATCATCTCAGATGATATCTACTCCTGCGGTGGTGGAAGCGTTTAACAACGTATCTGCAGGTATCTTTATTGATGTGCCGCGTGGGTGCTGCTCAAATATTGCAGTGGAGAACACCAGCACGCAGGCTATAACCGTAGCAAACGCAAATCTTGTGGTAACACGGGTAGCATAAGGAGGTGGGATGATGAGAGATATTAAAGATCTGTGCGCACGAATTGAAGATGAAATATCCAATATCGCAGAAAAAGGCCTCACCTCTGGCAATCTGGACACCGCCTTTAAGTTGATTGATATGTATAAGGATATCAAAAACACAGAGTACTGGGATAAAAAGGGCGAGTATTATATGACCGTGCTGGATCAGATGCGTGACGGTGTAGGTGATTACAGTGAGCGCCGTGGACGAGACAGCATGGGCCGTTACAGTTCTTCTGATGGCCGAATGATGCCGGACTATGACCGCGGATCTTCTTACATGCGCCGAGGCGAACATTACGTGCGAGGGCATTACAGCCGCAATGATGGACGGGATGCTTACGATGATTACATGACACAGAAGCAAAGCTATCGTTCCGGCAAATCTGAAGACTGCAAGAGGAAGATGCTTGCCGCACTGGAAGAGCATCTGGATGGGTTGACCGCTGAGATTGGGGACATGTCAAAGGACGCGGAGTGCCGCGAAGAACGTGACCTTGTGAAGCGGTATGTTGATAAACTTAGAGATATGTTATAAACGTGTGGATAGCTTACATACGGATAAATGATACATTATAAGTGCAGCAAAGATTAACCTCCTGTGAATCTTTCTAGCCAATTTACACCTCCCGCGCACGCCCTTAATATAAACGGGTTTATCCCGGAGGTTAAAAGCGGGTGAAATTCCCGGCGTGCGTATTGCCAGTTTATTCATCTGGCCGGATTGACTGTGTGATTTCATAGCAATCCTCCTTTCCCCTCATAGCTGATAGGCTGTTAAGGCGGCTTACGACCGCCGTGAGGGTTCTTGCTGTTCACCCCTAGCCAATGCAGCAAGACTTTTTCGCATCGACTTCTTTCTCAAAACACCGGTTGCAATATGTAGCCGGTGTTTTAGGACCGTTAGCTCAGCGGTGAGAGCGCCCGGCTCATAACCGGGTGGTCCGGGGTTCGAATCCCTGACGGTCCATTACCCCGCCCGTGGTCTATCGGGCTTAATCCATTACCTGCGGCGGCAGGTCAATAAACACGGCCAGGAGGATAGATATGCAGAAACTTATTGAAACACTCAAATCATTTGGCATCGACATCCCGGAGGATAAGCAGGCAGATGTGAAAAAGGCACTGTCTGAGCATTACAAAAACGCCGGAGAGGTTACGAAAACCCTCACGAAGGTGGAGGGTGAGCGTGATGCCTGGAAAGAACGTGCGGAGACCGCAGAAAACACCCTTAAGAGCTTTGAGGGAATTGACCCGGAAAGCATTAAAGGAGAGCTTGCAACCTGGAAACAGAAAGCGGCAGATGCAGAGAAAGAGTACAATGACAAGATCTATGAAAGAGATTTTGCGGATGCTCTCAAAACCGCACTGGAAGATGTTAAATTCTCTTCCACATCGGCGAAAAAGGCGGTTATGGCTGATATCAAGGATGCCGGTCTTAAGATTAAGGACGGAAAGATTCTTGGCCTTAATGACCTGTTGGAGCAGATGAAGAAAGACGATGCATCTGCGTTTGTTGACGATGACCAGCAGACGGCAATTCAGAACCAGGCAAGATTTACTACTGGTATTACACATAACAACAAGCCGGGCAAGATGACCAAGAAAGAAATCAAGGACATCAAGGACACAAGCGAGCGCCAGGCGGCCATTGCAAGTAACATGGCTCTGTTTGAGTAATTCGCTTACCGATCATGCGATTTGAGTATGACCGCTAACCCACAAACCTTTTAAAAGCTATGGGTAGAAAGGATTTTTTAATGGCAAAACAAAATCTTATCAAAACCGAAAACATCCAGGTGCGCGCCCGAGAGATTGATTTTGTTACCAGATTCGAACGGAACTGGGAACACCTCCGGGAAATTCTCGGAGTGCTGAGGATGATCAAAAAAGAACCTGGAGCAACTCTGAAATCTAAATACGCCACCGGAACCTTACAGAGCGGTAAGGTCGCAGAGGGTGACGAAATCCCTTACTCCAAATTCGAGGTAAAAGAAAAAGAGTATGCTGAAATGGATGTGGAGAAGTATGCAAAGGCTGTATCCATCGAGGCGATCAAGACTTATGGCTACGATGTGGCTGTGGAGATGACGGATGAAGAGTTCCTCTTCCAGCTCCAGACGGATGTAACCGGAAAATTTTACACCTATCTTAAGACTGGTACTCTTACCTCTACCGAGAACACTTTCCAGATGGCTCTCGCTATGGCAAAAGGCCGCGTTGAGGACAAGTTTAAAAACATGCACCGTTCCATTCCGAATGGTGTTGTTGGATTCGTAAACATCCTTGACGTTTATGAGTATCTTGGTACTGCGAACATTACTGTTCAGAATCAGTTCGGTTTCCAGTACCTGAAGGATTTTATGGGCTTTAATACCGTATTCCTTCTGTCTGACAGCGAAATCCCGCGTGGAAAGGTGATTGCTACGCCTGTGGACAACATTGTGCTTTACTATGTTGACCCGAGTGATTCAGACTTTGCGCGTGCTGGACTCTCTTACACTGTGTCCGGTGAAACAAACCTGATTGGCTTCCATACTCAGGGCAACTACAGCACCGCAGTATCCGAGGCGTTTGCGATCATGGGTATGGTGCTGTTTGCTGAGTACCTGGACGCTATCTCTGTCATTACATTCGGATCATCTCAGACTCTTGGTGATCTGACTGTGCAGTCTGCAGCAGGCTCATCCAGCGGAACAACGAAGATTACTGTTAGTCCAGAAAAGGGCAACGCTGGCAACGTCTATAAGTACAAAGTGGCATCATCTGAGACCACTGTAGAGTATGGACAGAACGTAAAGAACTGGAGCGCATGGGATGGTAAGTCTGACATCACCGCGACTACAGGTCAGACCATTACCGTAGTTGAGTGTGACAGCACCTATAAGGCACTGAGCGCAGGACATGCGACAGTAACCGCAAAGGCGTAAGGAGGGTTCCGGCATGGCATATGCAGACTATGAGTTTTACAAAACATCATTTTTCGGCAATGTCGTGCCGGAATCTGATTTTATGCGATTCGCTGAACGGGCGAGTGACTTTATCGACACACTGACCTTTGACCGACTGGTGGACGGTCTGCCTGGGGATGAGCGGCAGCAGAGGCGCATTAAGAAAGCTGTCTGCGCTGCGGCTGATATCCTGTATCAGATTGATATTGCGGAGCAGAACGCGGCAGCGGCGGCAACTGGCACGGCTACCACCTTACCGGGTGGCGGCACGACCACAGGAATAGTGACATCTGTATCATCCGGCAGTGAATCCAGATCTTACGCCACACCTCAGCAGATTGGAGCAAGTGCAAAGGAATGGAGTGCGGTGTATGCCGCCGCCGGAGATGTACAGAAAACGAACGACTTACTCTTAAAGACAGCGTTACCGCTTCTAATGGGAGTAAGGACGGATGATGGAATGCCAGTATTGTATGCAGGAGTGTGAATATGAAGTTTAGAAAAAAGCCTGTTATCGTTGAAGCATTTAAGTATGATGGTGATCTGAAAGACCGGAACGGCTTGTTTTACGTTCCATTTTGGGCGCAAGAAGCTTATAAGAAAGGTATTATGTATTACGGCGCAGAAACTTGTGATTTACCTCCGTGTGAGCTTTATATCGAAACATTAGAGGGAACACATCATGTTTCTGTTGGAGACTATGTTATCCAGGGTGTAAACGGAGAATTATATCCGTGCAAACCAGACATATTTGAAAAGACTTACGAGGAGGTATCTGAATAATGGAATTAAAACAGACAGTTGAAATGATGAATAGCGCAGATTACAAGGAACGCTTTAAAGCAGAATATATGCAGGTGGTTATTCGATATAAGAAACTTGCTAATATGCTTGAGAAATGGGACAAAGGAGAACTCCCATTTACTCCTACTTGTCCGAGAAGCACTTACAATATGCAGGTAAGAGCAATGGCGGATTATATTGCTGTTCTGGAAGCAAGGGCAGTTATGGAAAAAGTTGATTTGGAGGTATCAGAGTAATGGAAGTATTATTTGCAAACATGACTTTGATTCTGGCAGTGATCGGGATTCTGGCATTTTGCGTATCGGTCATCACCCAGGTATTTAAGGGTGTAGGTGTCTTGTCCAGGATTCCGACCGATGCACTGGTGTTCGTTCTTTCCATCGGTATTACTGTAGCCGCTTTTGTGGCATACATGCAGTATATCCAGATGCAGATATTATGGTACATGATTCTGGCAGCTATCATGGCAGGCTTTATCGTTGCCTTTGTGGCTATGTATGGCTGGGAAAAGCTCACGGAGCTGTGGAAAAGAATGAGTAAGACTGACATTAAAAAGTAATGATCGTCGGGTGATAAAACATGTATGACAAAACGATAACGGTTTTTAACGGGTATGCCTCAAAAACCACAGGAAAATCATACTGGTATCCGCACATCCTGTCCGGCGTTGATCTGATAACCGACCACGGCGCAATACTGAAAAAGTATGGCCCGGACAGCACCGACAATGCCGCACTGCATATTGCTTACACCCCGAATGGGGAAAAGGTGATGGCGCAGCAGTCGGACGGTTCAGCGGTGCCGTGGTTGCCCCCGAAAGCATGGGCTGCGCAGGTAAATGATGATCTTCCGGACAGCATCACCTTCGGCCCAGAGGACTTTTTCTGGCAGGGTGAATGGACTGGTGGTGTGGTTGTGGATGATGATTACCGAAATGGTTTTTACCAGTACATGAACAGCAGCCGAGATAATGTTTACAAGATAACCAGTGTAGGTGGACCGTATACGGTTATCCCGCACTTTGAAATCTTAGGAAAGTAGGCAGGTTTAAGGGGCGGTAATATGGCAAGGAGAAGCAAGCGCTTTTATCTTAAAAATCTGTCATACAATGTTGGCAGCATTCATCTGAAACTTGATATGTCCCGCTTTGAACGGCAGTTTCAGCAGGCACAATACTATCTGGACGGCGCTGTCATGAACAGTATGGTTCCGTATATGCCGATGGTAACGGGCAGCTTTATCAATACCACCCGTGCTGCCAGTGCGGCGGTACAGGGAAGCGGCTTTGTGTATGCCGGATATGGCCCACAAGGGCGTTATCTGTACGAGGGTAAGGTTATGGTTGATGAACTGACCGGATCACCATTTGCGCGTCGTGGAGCACGTAAGGTGCTTGTGAGCGAGTACACGGGCAAGACCAATGCCCGGGAAAACATCACCTACACGCACCAGGCACACCCAAAAGCACAGGATCACTGGTTTGAAGCGGCGAAGCAGGCAGACGGAAAGACATGGATCAAAGGAGTAAAGCGCATAGCTGGAGGTGGTAAGCATGGATAAGGTCATAGGGCGGGACGCAAGCGGGTTTGATATTCTCACCCGCGCGGTGAAATCCCTGTTAAATCAATATCCCGGCCTGGAAGATGGCGAGGTCATTAAGTTTGAGGAGCTTGGGAAAGAATCAGGAATAGCCTTTTCGGCCGACAATGGGGCGCTGGTGTACGCAGAATCGGAAGATGTCTGCGGCGGCATCCATCAGCAATGCCAGTATCCGTTTTACGTGGTATACCGCACAGCAGCCACAAAAGAACGGCTTAAACTGAATGTACAAGACTTCCTTGACACCCTCGGCAAGTGGATATGCCGGGAGCCTGTTGTTATAAACGGCACTCAGACGCGCCTAAAGGCCTTTCCGGCTCTGTCTGATGGTCGAGTGATAAAACGCATTACCCGCGATAACTCATACGGTTTAGAGCCAAATGAGGAAGCGGTGCAAGACTGGGTACTGCCTGTTACGGTGCAGTACACCAATGACATAGAATATGAAGCGTAGTAGCGCAGAAAGGACGAATTTATGAAGCTTACCAGAGGTGCATATAGAACCTTTCTTGATTCAACTTTTGGTGGAACTGGTACACCTAAATGGTGGCGTATCGGTAAATACAACGACAGCATGAGCGTAGCTCTGAACCCGGATGTGTCCACAAACAAAAACATTTGGGATGAGACCTATGTTGAGGATAACGGATATGAGCCGTCTATCGAAGATATAACATATTATGCAGATCCTACTGATGCAATTTATCCGATGATTCGCGATATCGCAATGAACAGACTTCGCGGAGATGAGTGCAAGACTACAATCCTCGAAGTCATCATTGAGGACACCGAGAAAACTAACCATCGTGCATGGACTGAAAGTGTTGTTATTAAAACGAGCGAATACGGCGGTGGTACCGATGGTTTCACCATTCCGTTTACTATATATTTTGATGGCAGCAGAAAGAAAGGCTATGTAACCATTGAATCAGGGGCGCCGTCCTTTAAAGAGGGTGAGATTCCGCTGACCTAAGAGGAGAGAGTGAATTATGGGAAATATTATTACCATTGATGATGGTAGTGAGGTCTTTGACATCGTAAATCAGCGTGGCGAGCATCTGGGCCAGTTTACCTTTATTCCATCGGATTTTGACATCGTTAACAGATACGATGAGACGGTGAAAACATTCGAGGAATTACAGGTCGAGCTTGAAAGAGGGGAAAATACTGATCTCAATGAGATCAGCCGGAAAATGTGCGAAAAGATAGATTACCTTTTCGCAGCTCCGGTGTCCGAAAAGTTTTTCTCGATTACATCTCCATTTACATTTCTTAATTCTGGCCAGTTTTTCGTTGAAAATGTTATCAATGCCATCAAAACTGTTATCGAGCAGAAGCGTGGAATCCGGCTCCAGGCCGTGCAGAACCGCGTAAAAGAATATACGCAGAAATACAAGGCAGCTCCTGGGGGAAGATATCTTTCCCCACTTAAATGATGCACTCATGGGACTTACCATTAACCCTTACGGTTGGTGGTAAGTCTTATGGTATACGGACAGATTTCAGACCGTGCCTGGATATTATGACGGCATTTAATGATGCAAATCTTGACGATGCAGGAAAGTATCAGGTCATGGTGGATATCCTTTATGAAGAAAGTATTCCAGAAGATGATATTCCAGAAGCAATAGAACAGGCTTTGTGGTTCCTGGACTGTGGGAAACCTGCAGATAATATACCGCGCCCGCGTGTTATGGATTGGGAACAGGATGCACCAATTGTTTTTTCTGCAATTAACAAGATATCTGGGCGTGAGGTTCGCGATCCGAACCAATATATGCACTGGTGGACCTTCATCGGGTACTTTGATGAGATCGGAGATGGAACATTTTCTCAGGTTCTTGCAATTCGGCAAAAACGGGCAAAAGGCGAGAAACTGGAGAAATGGGAATTAGAATTTTTTAAAAACAACAGGTCTATGGTGGAATTAAAACAGGCAACGTCCAACGAAGAAAAAGAACAGTGGCGCATTGAACAAGAAGCTGTGGACGCTCTGTTCGACACGTAACGTAAGGCGGTGATATATTGACGGCAGACGGATCAATAGTAATCGACACAGAGATAAGCACCAAGGGCATGAAGCCAGGAACAGAAGAGGTAGAAGCCGCCGTAAGAAGAATGGCAAATGGGATTGATGATCTTGGGAAAAAATCAGAAATTGCAGTACAGAAGCAGGTCACCGCTTTTGCGAAACTGAATAGCCTGTATGCCGCGCAGGAACGGAAGGTTGAAAAGCTACGTGAAGCATTGGAAGCGTATGCCGAAACGAAGATACCTACACAGGCATACGCTGAGGTTCGGAATCAGATAGAAAAGACGAACCAGAAATTAACAGCTCTGCTTGAACGTCAGCAAAAGTTTTTGGACACTGGAGGCAGAACCAACAGTAGCACCTATAAAAAAATGCAGTATGACATAGAGCAGCTGAATAATTCGTTAAAATATGCAAAAGGTGAATTGAAAGATCTGGAAGATTCTGGAGGAGCCTTTACACTTGGAAAAGATACAGATAAGTTTTCCCAGATGTACGACAAGTATGCAACAGAAGCTAAAAAGCTCAAGCAGATGAATGAATCTCTAGGAATATCGTATAACCGAGTGAAAAACGAATTTGAGGAGTATAAAAAACGGCTCCTTGGTATTGACGGTGCCAGCAAAAAAGCCACAAACTCAACAAAAAAACTTGGGATTCAGATGAAAAAGAGTCAAAAACCAACCAAGAAGTATGGAGAGGCATTGAGTGGCGTGGTACGGCGCTTGGTTATGTTTCGGCTTTTGCGTTCTACTATATCTCTTGCATTTAGATCGGCCCGTGAGGGAATGGAGAACCTTGCTCAGTATTCTCCAGAGACAAACAAGGCCATATCAAATGTGCTTTCGTCTCTTACGCAGCTGAAAAATTCATTTGCTACTGCGTTTTCTCCGGTCGCAGAATATGCGTCTCCTGTACTGGTAGAATTCATCTCATTGCTTTCGGAAGCTGTTACATGGACTTCCCAGTTTTTTGCGGCTCTTACCGGAAAGGACACATATACCAAAGCAACGAAGGTAGAGGAAGACTACGGCGCTGCCTTAAAAGAGAGTAACAAGCAGATAAAGGCACAGGAAAAGGCGAATAAAAAGCTGACGTATTCGTTTGATGAGCTTATCCAGGCCGGGAACAAATCAGATCAGGACAAGACCGGGTATGTCGGACCTACACCAGATCAGATGTTTACCACGGAAGAGGTATCAAACGACATAAAGGCCCGTGCTGATGCAGTGAAAAAGATATTCTCCGGCCTGTTTGCTCCGCTGAAAGAATCGTGGCTTGATAATGGACCGGAAGTGATGCAGTCACTCACGAATCTGTTTGTATCAGCAAAACAGCTTGCAAAAGATGCTGGAGCATCGTTCATGCAGGTCTGGAATGTGGAGGGTTACGGAAAGGCAATAACGGACAATCTGCTTATAACGTTTGCCAATTTGGTACAAACTGTTGCAAACCTTATAACGCAGTTTGATAAAGCATGGGTTTCAGGCAATACCGGAACGAACATACTGCGGCATCTTGGAGATATTCTTGTTACATTATCTGGATTCTTCCGTGATGCGTCTGAAAGCATTAAGGATTGGTCATCCAATTTAGACTTTTCCCCGCTCCTGGAATCTTTTGATAATGTACTTGCATCAGCGAATCCGGTTATACTGGCTATTGGTAATTTGCTTTTATGGTTTTTAAATAATGTTTTGCTTCCAATAACAAAATGGGGTCTTGAGCAGGGATTACCGGAGGTTTTCGAACTTATAGCAGCATCTCTCGATCTTTTATATTCGGTTATCGAAACATTGGCACCTACCGCTGAATGGTTTTGGAACACTTTTTTACAGCCGTTTGGTGAATGGAGTGGCAAAGTTATTATTGCAGCGTTAAAAAAACTGGTTAATGCATTGCTTAAGTTTTCTGATTGGATTTATGAAAATCAGTCACTTGTAGAATCAGCAACTGTAGCTGTCCTTGCGTTTTTTGCCGCATGGAAATTTCTTGCGTTTTTAAATGGAGTATCACAAATCATAGCCAAATCAGGTGAGCTTATTGTTATGTTTTTAAAAATGATTGATGCAATCGACCCAGTTGCTTTATCCATAAGCGGAATAATAAGTTTGGTTGCAGTACTGGCAAGAAACTGGGATAAAATGACTCCGAAAGAAAGAATGATAAGTGGCCTTCTGGCAGCAGCCTCCGCGGTTGGTGTTCTTGCTGTTGCTCTTGGTGCACTTTCTGGTGGCGTAGGCGCGGCGGTTGTGGCGGCATCTCTTGCGGCAGGAATAGCGGCTGCAACGATTGCGATTAATGCAGGCAAACGGCAGACACAGTCTATCTACAGCAATGCTGGGGGTGGAAGATCTGCAAAATACGCTTCTGCGGCTTCAATGTACAATATGCCACGCCTTGCTACTGGAACTGTAGTACCGCCACGTGCCGGAGAGTTTGCCGCAATCCTTGGAGATAACAAGCGCGAGACAGAGGTTGTTTCCCCATTAAGCACGATGAAACAGGCATTGAAAGAAGCCCTGGCAGAAAGCGGAGGTAGTCGGGATATAACGGTTATCATGGAAGTGGACGGTCGGCGCTTTGGACAGGCCGTGTATAAGGCAAACAATGAAGAAAAACAGCGTGTAGGTGTAAGGATGGTGACAGTATGATAAACGGTGTTTTTACTATTGATGGCTTAGATTTGCGCATCCAGGTTACAGACCTGGAACGCAGCTTTGCTGTTACCGACAGCGATAATTCCGGGCGTGTGCAATCCCGTAGGATGTACAGGGACATTATAGGTACTTTTTATAACTATACACTCACCGTAGATCCGGAAAAAAGCAACAGGGCCGATTATGATACGTTTTATGATATCATTTCGGCCCCTGTAGAGTCACACACCATGTCTTTCCCTTACGGGCAGGAAACGCTTGAATTTGAAGCCTATGTAACAAACGGAAAAGACAAGCTGAAAAAAGAAAAGAACAAAGACGGAATCGACATAAATAAATGGGGCGGATTATCTATTGATTTTATCGCAATGGAGCCGCAGAGGACATGATATGAAAGAAAAAGCGAGATCAAAAACAGCCGGGACAGGACTAAAAATAGTATATGATGATGTGGCTCCATATGCAAAAGATAACAGTTTTCCCCAAATCATGGATACTGGTTTACGACCACATAAAGGTTTATATCCAAAAACTGGTTTATACCCAAATGCAACAACGACAAGAAGAGAATTTCCGGATCTCCGGCGGGATGATCTGACTTATCCCGGATATGCACTATGCTATCCGGGATTTTCCCTTTTGAATGGTCAGTACATAAATATCCCAGAAGATCATGAAGATTATGGATATATCAGTGACGAGTGGTCAAACGAAGACGGCATATTCGGCTACTCTATAAAAACTCCTGGCCTTATGCCGCAAATTGGCCTTTATCCACGTGTGTTCCTTTATCCGTCTGGCGGACGGGACATTATGATGAATCAGCCGACCCTTACCATAACATTTAACGGCAAGTTCTCTAGTGTAGGTATTCTGCTTACGTTCAATCTTCTCTCTGGAGATTATGCAACCGGGTTAAATATCAAATGGTACGAGGACGGCCATTTGCTTTCATCTAAGGATTTTGCACCGGACAGTAGCCGATATTTTTGCAATAACTATGTTCAGAACTATAATATGATTGCAATTACATTTAAAAAGACTTCAAAGCCGTACAGGCCGGTGTTTCTCACCCGAATAGATTACGGAATCTACAGAGACTTCTTGTCCGATGAGCTGGTTACTACTGATTGTATACAAGAGATCAATGCAATATCTGAGAACATCAGTATAAATACCTTGTCTTTCACTGTGCGCACCAAAAGCAATATTCCGTTCGATCTCCAGAAAAAACAGAAATTAGCAGTTTTTTTTGATAATGATCTGATTGGGAACTTTTACCTTAAAAATGGAGCTAGGAAAAATGTCTTTGATTATTACCTGGATGCGCATGATGCGCTGGGCGTCCTTGACGGAAATGAGTATGTCGGTGGGATATACTCTGGGGAGTTGGTAAAAGATGTGGTAGCCGATATCTTTTCTGGTGAGGACTTTACCTGCGCTATAGACCCGTCCTTGTCAGATCAGGCTCTTTACGGGTACATACCATATACCACAAAGCGTAATGCTCTGGTGCAGATTGCGTTTGCGATAGGAGCTATAGTTGACACATCGAACGTAGATGGCGTAGCAATGTATCAGCAACAGAATGATGTAACAGGAACATTTCCGGCATCAGATACGTTTGACGGCGTAACCCTGGAACGCTCTGATATCGTGACCGGTATAAGGCTTACAACACATACATATCAGCCGTCAGCTGAAACACAGGAAATCTATAACGAGACACTTTCTGGAACGGCTGAGATAGTTTTTTCAGAACCTTACCATGACCTTTCTGTTTCTGGAGGTGCCGTAGTAAAAAGTGGCGCAAACTATGTGGTGGTATCTGGAACCGGAGAAAAAGTTACTATAATAGGCAAGAAATATATCCATAATACAAGCCAGATTTTAAAGGAAAATCCTGACATTGTATTTAATAAAAACATTAAAGAAGTTACTGATGCTACGCTTATAAATGCACAAAATGCAGAGCAGGCCATAGACCGGATCTATCGGTACTATATGCGCGCCGAAAGCGTTACCGGAGATGTTTTACTAAAAGATAAAGTTGTCGGTCAGCGAGTCGAAATCGACACCGGATATGATGGAAAAAAGTCAGGTGTAATTGAAAGCGTAGACTACAGTTTTGGAAATGCAATAAAAGCAAAGGTGACGATTCATGAGTGACATTTTGAATGGGCTTATATTTGATCGGACTCAGGCCGATATTGAGTCTCTTACTAAGAAAGCTTATATAGACTATCAGGATTTAAACCGTGTAGAAACGGCAGTAAAATGGGTGTCTTATTTTTTAAATCGGTGTGGGTACAAAAACACTACGCGGAACAAAACGAACTGGAGCATGAATGATTTCCGCACTGAAAAAGATATGGAACGCCTTAGATCAAACATCAATTCTATTCGATCCGCGTTTTATGCACCGGTCAGCACCCCTTTGACCCCTGCAAAGATAACGTATACGTCCATTTGGCAGGCAAATGCCATAGAACAGATCATTTACGATATCGGGATGATTGCAGAAAAAATTGAGCCGGGGCTGAATCATCTGAGCTTTAATCTTGGATCTCGCGGCTTTGGAAACAGGAGAGTTAATCTATGAGTTTAAAAACGGATTATAAAGATGATATTTATTCTGGGAAACGGCGCTATCGAATGATCCAGAATGATGATGGAACAGTATCATTTGATGATGTCACTGATTACACGCAAGATGGCGATATTTACAGTGCAGGAGATGTTAATGCAACAAATAAGGCAGTTAACCAAAATGCCGATGATATAGAGGACATACAAAAGTTGCGGTATGCCACATTTAAGGCCGCTGATTGGTCTCAGTCCGCACCTTATATTCAGCGTGTTGTAGTACAGGGTATGACGGTAAACGATGTGCCTATCATATCTTTACATATTGCAGACGGCACCACATCCTCAGATGCAAAGGCGCAAGGCAAAGCATATGGATATGTTGATCGCGCTGTTTCCGGAGGCGGCCAGCTTGCGCTTTATTGCTATAACTCAAAGCCGACGGTAGATTTTACCGTAGCTATAAAAGGAGTGTAGGTATGGCAGATGCGATAGTATTACGTGGCGGGTCTGGTTTTGATGATTCACAGCTTACGGCTACGCCGGATAAGGTTAGGAATGGGAAAACGTTTTATGGATCCGGAAGCGACAGCATACAGACAGGAACTGTTACCGAGATTGCGGCAGAAACAGTAAAGCTACCGCTGAATGGATCTTACACCATACCGCAAGGCATCCATTCTGGAAACGGCAAGGTGGTACAGAGTTTGCAGACAAGCTCAGGCGGTACAGTATATCCAACCAGTGAAAAACAGACTGTGCAAACCGCGAATAAATACATGACTGGCGATGTATATGTGGCACCACTTACCGGACTTAAGCCAGAAAACATCAAAAAAGGCGTAACTATACTTGGAGTTACCGGAACTTATGAGGGGTACAGCTAATGGGAGAGTGTATAATTAAGCGTCAGGGCGGCGCAGTAGATGTTTCAGATCTTACAGCCGCACCAGCGGACGTTGTGGCCGGAGAAAAGTTTTATGGATCCGGAACAGATGAGATTCAGACTGGAATCCAGAAAAAGATCGGAAGGATCAGTAAGGTGCTTGGGGCAAACGAGACGTATGTTATTCCGGCTGGATATGTCGATGCAGGATCTGCTGTAACTCAGAATATTGTTACAAAGGGTGAAATGACTGTTGATCCGGTCGCAAATGGATCCTTGCTCAATATATCCGGTAAGTATATGACCGGAGACATAGTTGTAACTGGCGTGGATAATTTGAAGCCCGAGAACATCAAAAAAGGTGCTTTTATCGGTTCTGTCGCTGGCACATTCGAAGGATATGTGAATACAGATCAGCTTACGCCGTATTGGTATGGTGTGTTTCCACCTGGACAAACTGGCTTTTATGACAGTGCGTTTTACCAAAATCCTAGTAGTGCCGGGTCATCTTGGGACAATTACAAAACATCTGTGTATGCTCAGATGTCTGTAGATTGGAGTTATGATGTAGATGATTCTTTGCAAGGAAAATGCATTAGAATTGAGGGGAAAAGAATACGTTCTGCACCCGCAACTGCGGTGGCTCCGTTTGTGACGTTCGAAAAACAAATAAATATCGGATCCGCAAAAAGCGTAACGATATGTTACACATTGCCAGCAAGAGCTTATGACCAGGACTTGTCTGTGTTTATACTATCTCAAAACAGACCAGGCGTTTTCTATGAGAATCCTTTATATAGGAACGGAAGTTTTTATTCAGGTACTCTTGGGGCATTTGAATTATATCACCTTGATACAACATCGGACGAAGATGCATGGATAACAAGAACATATACTATACCAAACTCAGGCCAATACAATTTTGTTACATTTCTACCCTTTAGAATTCCAGCAGATTATAATACAAGCGCGTTTGTATCGAAAGTTCGCTACATTAAATTTAATAAATAAAGGAGATAATTATGAGTGACGAAAACGTATCTTTACCAGTAGCGCAAGCACTAGCATCAGCGCTTGCAAAAATAGAAGCGTATGTTCCAACTGAGTACGTTGATAACTCTGAACCAGACCTTGATGCAGAGCATCTAAATCACGCGGAACAGGGAATCATGAGAGTGACAAACCTGTTAAATGCTGCTGTCGATGTTATACAGGGGCAGGAAAGCCGCCTTGTGGATGCTGAAAATAAGATCGGCACAGCTGCGCTGACCGGCGGCATGACCGATCTGTCCAGCGGCGTTAACTCGCTATATAGTTCTTTAACACGAAAACAATTAATAGCAACGGCATCAACCACAGACCATGACATTAAAAGCTTCATATCGGCATCTATAAATGGTGGGAAATTGAGTTATTCCATTGTAACCATACTGAACAGTGTGAATACTTCATTTTTTGGAGAAAGTGGAAACTTTATCATTTTGGTAGCTGGAGACAATGCAAATTATGGATTTTTTGCTACAAATCTATGGAATGGTAAGTTATGGACGGGTCGGTTCTCAACCTATGCAGATGATTGGAATTTATATTACATTAAATAATCAAATATTCCATAATAACACTCCCATAAACCTATCAGACTCATTTGTGCCTATTGATTCTGTTCCGTCAGAATTAAGAAAATAAATGGTTAAGGTATTCGTATCTTTAATAAAACATACCCTCTCGTCTGGAATATATGTGCCAAAATCTTTTACATAAAACCAGCTGCTTGGACGGAATAACACTATAGAATCCGCTACGACATGAAGATATCTATTTATTGTCTTGGTGTTGAGCACATCAAAAGAACTATTTTGCTGGGGACACTCAAACGGCGAAAAAATAGTACCATAAATGTATCAAAAATCTTACAGAAAGAAAGGAAAAACACTTATGGAAAAAGAAATGAACACCCAGGAACCGTTACACCGAAACTGTGCACCTCATGATGCAGCACACTGCGATATCAACGATCATCATAACCTGTCTCCGGCAGATGATGACTGTGGCCACTATGTTAACTCCGGCCCGGGCGTAGGAAAACCGGCTGGCGGCGGTCATCCGGTAAACGGTGTCATTGATGCAGGCACTACCCCAGACAGCGCACGTCACAATCACGATCAGGATCCAGAGCATGGTCCTGGCGTGAAATAATGCGAATATTCTGAGGTCGGCAATGGTTCCCGACACACTCCAAATGGAGTATTTGAGATGATGGATACACCGCCCATCCAGAATATTTCGTGTTGCATTTCGTGTTGCATAGTATTTAAAAATGTACCATTTTTGATATATTTATGCGACAAGTGATAAATGCTTATAACATCAAAAGCCGCATAAAACCTAAGTTATAGGTTCTATGCGGCTTTCCAGTTAATCGGGGCAACAGGATTTGAACCTGCGACCTCTCGGCTAACGATGGCTTAAAATAGGCATTCTCAACTCATCGTGTTGCATTTCGTGTTGCATAGCCCATCCGAAGCACCTGTTTATTGCCCCATATCTTATCCCGTTTTACCCCACAAAATAGTAATTTATTTCGCGATATTTTCAAAATAGTCATTCGCTTTTTGGCTCATGTCCTTTTCCTGGCTTATCATGGTGTGCCTGTAGACCTGTTTCAAAACTCCATCATTCCCCCAACCGCCACGCTGCATGATGTAAGCATCCGGTATCCCTATAGCGTGCTGTATGGAGGCGGAGTAGTGCCGCAGGTCATGGAACCGGAAGTGTGGAAGACCGGCCCTTTTTAACAGCCTGGAAAATTTTTTCGTGATCTGCATCGGTGTCATATCAACAACGCGACCGGACTTTTCTTTAAACATATCCGACACAAACGATGGGTAAGGGATGTACCGGTCCCCTGCGTAGCTCTTTGGACTCTTTTTCACCCATTCTTTTTTATCGTTCTGTACGAGCGCATAAGCAACGTGTACCACATTTCCGTCTATACAGTCAGATTCCAGCGCACATATTTCACCGCGGCGCATTGGGCCGAACGCCGCAAGGAGTATAGGCAGCTCCATGTCAGTTTCTTTTGCGTAGGCCAACAGCTTTTTTATGTCTGCGTCAGATGGGACATAAAGATCAGGTCTTACTTTTGCCGGCAGCTTTGTGCGGACTGCGAAGCCGGGTCTGTAAGTGGCAAGGACAGCCGTGAGAAGCCCATGCATATTCCTTACAGACTTAGGAGAGTGGGAGAGTGATTCTTGATTTATAGCTACCTGTATCATGTCCTGCGTGATATCTTGAAGCTTTACATTCATCAGCCCTTGTAAATCTCTTTTTCTGGAGTTTTTGTATTCCCTCACAGTTGAAGGAGACAGCACAGCGGAACGCTGGCTTATGTATAGATCGGTGGCTTCGCCTAATGTTAATTCCGCGTGGGTGTTTGATTCGTTTTCCTTGCTTGCGGCCCATATAGCAGCTTCCCGCTCAACATCACGTTTCCCTTTTGATGTAGGGTCATCGTTTGTGAATGATTTGTAGATTCTCTTTTTCTTCGGCTTGCCTTTATCATCCAGAACCGGCTTCCCGTTCTTATCTCGTACATCCTCAAATCTGTCAAATACCTGAACTCTCCATGATCCAGATGGTAACTTTTTTGCTTTTGCCATAGTAGTATCACTCCTTTTGGGTATAAAAATACAGCCACCAGATTTTAATTTTATCTTGCGTGACTGCTGCCGGATGTGATATTATATCAGTGTAGGTTTTGTGATTTTATCACATCCTTAAAACGTCTGGTGTTGGTAGCACCGGGCGTTTTTTATTTTGGTGATATAACCATAGGTTTTTCTGATATGATAAAAATAAAAAGGATGGTGTTTTATGTTTATATCAAAAAAACGATGGAATAACTTAGTAAATCGTGTTGAGCGTCTGGAAAGCATCGTCACTCCTGAGAATGCCCCCTCTCCTCTGCGGCAGATGAAAGCTGCTGTAAGAGAAGTTTTTGAATCTGGCGCTCATCCAGCTCAACAATCTGATTCTCAATCAGCAGATCAAGAATCATTTGTACCGAAAGGTAAGTAGATAGCTTAATTCCGTTCAGGAGCATTTGGGAGTATATCTTTTGCTCCGAATCCTGTTCGGATGTGCCGGAAAAGAGCACATCAAATACCTGTTCCGTCTGCGGTTCCATAGAATCACAGATCATCTTGTATATTGCCTTTTTCGTTGTTTCTTTCATGTGGTTCGTATTGTTCCATTTCTTCCTGGTGGTTAAGATATGCGTTGCAGATCAAGCCATACATTAAAGCCTGTTCATCTGACATTTCCAGTTCCTTTGTCGGTGTAGGAATCTGCTTTTTGACTTGCTCTGACTGGCATTGTTCTTCTTTCTCTTCAAACTCTTCTTCGTGTAGGTCTTCCATATCGGTGCAATTATGGCACCGAGAATAGATTTTTCTTATCAAGTTGATAATCAGACTGGCTATGATGATGAAAACAGCCAGAACGGCAAATATGAACGCCATAGCAACAAGGAAAGCTCCGGCCATTATCAAAAATCCGGCAAGCACCGCAATAGCTGCTACCCATACAACAATACGAGTTTGTTTTACCAAATACAGTATAGGTTCAAGCCACCAGCCGAGTACCAACCAGTATAAACACCCTTTTTTCATACTACAAGCTCCCGAATATCATTCCAAGCCGATTTGTACTTTCTGATATAGCTTGCCGTCCATAAAGTATAACTCTGCGTTTGCGCCGCTATATTCATTGGCATACCACATATATGCTGTCATGTTTGTATCTATTATTTCGGACTCAGCAAGTGGAGTTCCAGCAGATCCAATTATTTTCTCACATTGCTCATATGTCATTCCAATTTCACACTGATTAAACGCTTCCAACGTAATTTTTTTGTCGTTCATAATGGAAGACATATTATTCATGTAGAAAAAGAATGAACCCAGCAGAATGATGAAGGCAGATATCCAGCATAATGCTTTTTTTCTTCCGGGCATGTAATTATATGCCGATCGGCAATCAATTCTTTCATACTGTTCGTTCAGTTTCACATCTGGATAACCAATTTGGACGGTATCTAAAAATTCTGAAACCTGTTCGTTCCTCTTCTTCCGAAACAAGAACGTTTCAACAGAACCATTCTTTTCGTGAAATCTCAGATATCCAAATCTCCCATGATCTCCATAGCAATATGCTATTTCCTTTATTTTTCTGAAAGAAGATGCTTTCGATGGCATTAAAAACTCGGACAACAAAAAACTCTTATCAGAATATAAAAGCTCCTGCCGGATTCCTTTTATTGTGGTGTTCATTAAAAACCTCAAATTTTCTTAAATTTCAAAAAATTTTCTGCATATCCGGTTAATGCGGATAGCTGATTCAATGTAAATCCAGGATGTTCCAGTACAACACTGTCCGGTACAAGCAGTTCTGCGGCAAAGGTGTGCGCTTCGATTTCTGCCCGGCTCCGGTATGTCGTATCGTTCATCCAGTTAAAAAAGAAGTAGTCTTCCCGGTGCATCACGGCGTGGCCCAGTTCATGAGCCGCTACCATCTTCTGTGTAGGTGTATCCAGATCACTGTTTATGTAAATGAAGCGTTGCCCCGCTATGGTTAAGCAGCATCCGAATATTTTCCCTAAAGGTCCAACCTGTGTATATACCCCCAGTCGTTCCGCAATCTCATACGGATCATTTGTATGGTAAATTTTTGATAACTCTACGGCTGTCCTTTTTGCATCTGTCATGTTCTACCTCTCCTATTTTTTGCGCATACGTTCCATAAGCGCAAAGGATATCTTGATCTGATCGAGCAGCAAGTTGATGCTCTCCTGATCTGCGGGCTGACCGTCAAAATACAACGGTGCGTTTTCCCCGCTTTCCAACAGTTTCTTGATGCGGTTAAATTCCGCTTTTAAATCAACATGTGTTTCTTGTGCAACGGCAGTTTCCTCCTTCCCTGTTATTAAGAAGTCAACAGACACGCCGAAAAAATCAGCAATCCTTTTTAACTTATCCTGTTTAGGTGTGTATCGTCCGGCTTTCCAATTGCTTATCGTAGCAGTTGGAATGCCCGTTTCTTTGCATACACGGTAAGGGGTTACGTTTCTTTCGGAGCATAACTTTTCAAAGTTACTATACATAGTTTACACCTCTAAAATAAATTTGAAAAATTAGCTAAAATCTGTTGACAAACTTTGAAATCAATGCTATACTCTGAGCATAGCTTTGAAAGCAAAGCTACAGACAAAGATAATAGCTTCGATTTCTTTTATAACTTTGTTCGACGACTTCATTATATTAGAAATCTTAACTATTGTCAATATATATTTATGAAAGGATGGTGAAAATGTATAACAAATATGCGGAATTGAGGGATAAAGCTGGTGTTACTGACTATGAAGTAGCAAAAAGAACCGGAGTATCTACCGCAACGCTGAGCAATTGGAAAGCTGGCAGATATACGCCGAAAGCTGACAAAATCAAGAAGATCGCAACTTACTTCGGAGTCGGCATCGAAGCTCTTTTAGAGGATGAGGAGGAGAAGTGATGGACGCACTTGAATTTAATAAAGCCGTCAGCCAGCATTGCAAAGAATCTGGTGGAGACTGTTGCAAATGCGACCTCCGGCTTTACTGTTACTTATCGCCTAGTGAGCGGCCAGATGAATTAGTGAGCCTGGTTATTGATTTTTTGCATAACCACACTGGAAACCAAAATCATTATTGCCATCACAGTGCGGCGTCATTTCCTTGTATTGATGATATGGACATGAGCAGCGCAGTAGGCGGCGATTGTTACCAGAAACCTCATACTCTTCATAAATAGTGATGTGTTTATGAATTTTATGGCAGTGGTACAACCGTGAAACTGTTTCAACCATGAGATTCTCCTTTCTCCAGACTTGGCATGGAGGTGCCTGTGTTTAAAGAATAGGAGTAATCATTGGAAAAGTCAACAGGAGGTGATTGGGGAGAATTGAGGAAAGAAGACGAAACCTATCTTTTTGATTACATCCGGCATTTGCAGAATCAAGTTAATCAGCTGACCATAGCGTTGCTGACCGGGAACAAAGATAGGTTGGAGTATCCAAAGGCTGTTGAGGTTCAGCCGGGAGAAAGGATTCTGGTGGGACATCTTGCAGATGACTTACTGGAAAAATAAACCACTGGTTTTGAATCTGAAAACCTAATGTAAATGTAAATGTTAATGTAAATGATAATGTAAATGTAAATATATAAAACCATTTGCCCGGAGCTAACGCGGTTACTCCGGCCCGTAAGTAGGCGCAACGTGGTAAACACATCAGAATAGCGTGGTACAGGAGATACGCACGACTTAGCTGTTTACGCACAAGATTGGATGCTTACAGGATTTTTGTTTACCAGAGCGGAGGTCTTATGCTGAGAAAAAAGACATACGCTGACGAAAAAGGGGAGAATGTCCAGATACTCCTTGATATTATTAAAGCCCGCAAGCGTTTGGACGATCAGCGTATGGCGAAAATGGCGGGTATGAATCTGGCAACGTATCGGCTGCGGAAAAAGGACCCCGGCTCGATGCGGTTAAAGGAACTGTGGCCGTTGCTAAAGGCCGCAGGGATAACGGACGAAGAGAAAACCAAGTTGATTTAACTCAATTTAATTCGTTTTTAACTCAATTTAATTCGTTTTAACTTAACTCCGAGTTGAGTTAAGGCGGGAAAACTCAACGGAGGTGTGGAATGCGCGCAAGAAAATGTGATAGATGCGGTTGCTATTATGACACTTATCAGGGAAATATGAAGTTCGAAAAGACCGGAAGAGCAAATGCGTTATGGTTGATTGATAGATTCGAGGATGATAAGGCTATGTCGAGAAAATCATACGATCTTTGCCCGAGGTGTATGCAGGGACTGGAGGAGTTTCTCAAGATTGACGGAGGTGCAGAATGACATTATTTGGAGCCGGATTTATCAGCGGCGGTTTTGCGGTTTTTGTGGCTATGTGCGTAGCAGCACTGAGAGCCAACGATAAGAAAGAGACGGAGGAGAAAAACGATGTGCAGATTTAAGAGCGGCATTATCTTGAAAAACAAGGTAGTTGTGGCACCTGGCGAGAACGACAGCCATTCGGACTTACTGGAGAGCCTGGGAATAAATGATGATTACTTTGGAGCAACGAATGTGTTTGTGAGAGCCGAGCTAGTTCCGGTCAATAATGAGTGGTGGATTGACCCGGCAGAAGAACCGGACAAATGGCGGTTTGTTGTAGATCAGGACATGAGACCGGAGTGGTTTGACGAGAGTGAGCATGAGAAGATCTTCCGTGAAGCTGTATGCGGCTGGTGGAAAGAGCATGTGTTGGTGGATCAGAAACTGGAAAAGCTTTCAAGCGGATACTATCGTCTTAAGCGTTGCGAGGTTAAAGCACTGCTGAACGATGTAAAGGTACTGTTGGAAAGCTCACAGGTCGGCGAGATGTGTGGCAGCTCACAGGTCGGCAAGATGTGTGGCAGCTCACAGGTCGGCGAGATGT